ATAGATACAGAACACTCCGGTGATGTCGGGCTGACCGTCAAAGTAACGCGGTTCTCCGATGCCTGAAATCACGCTGCCAAATAACTGGCGCCCGCGTGGCTACCAGATGGATGCATGGGCTGCGCTAGAGCGCGGCATCAAGCGTTCGCTGCTGGTGTGGCATCGCCGTGCCGGTAAAGACGATGTATGCCTACATTGGGCCGCAACGCAGGCAATCCAGCGAGCAGGCAACTACTGGCACATGCTGCCCCAGTATGAGCAGGCGAGAAAGTCGGTCTGGCAGGCTGTGAATCCGCACACTGGCAAGCGTCGGATAGACGAGGCGTTCCCGGCTGCAATTCGCAAGCGCACCCGCGAAGATCAGATGATGATCGAGTTTGTGAACGGGTCAACATGGCAGCTTGTCGGCTCTGACAATTACAACTCACTGGTTGGGTCGCCGCCTGTTGGCGTTACAGCTTCTGAATGGGCGCTGGCTGATCCGTCCGCATGGGGGTATCTATCCCCTATTCTGCGCGAAAACAACGGATGGGCGGTGTTCATTACTACCCCACGCGGGCGCAATCACGTCGCCAAGATGTTTGAGGGTTTCCGCGATGATCCGTCATGGTTTGTCGAACGCAAGAGCATCTACGATACGCAGGCGCTGACGCCTGAGCAGATAGCTGATGCGCTGAAAGAGTACGTTGCAACCTACGGCGAAGATCATGGCCGTTCGATGTTCGCCCAAGAATACGAATGCAGTTTTGACGCTGCAATCGTCGGCGCTTACTACGCCAGAGATCTGGAGCGTGCTGAGCGCGACGGGCGAATTGTTGATGTGCCGATTGATCCAGCCATGCCGGTCAACACTGTATGGGATTTGGGCATAAACGACTCTACGTCGATCGTCTTCTGGCAGGCGCTGCGCGGTGGCGTGATTCGCATTGTCGATTACTACGAGGCTGCTGGTTACGGGCTGGATCATTACGCCAACATTCTGCGACAGCGTGGCTACAACTACGGCAAGCACTACGGACCGCATGATCTAGAAGTCCGTGAACTGGGAACCGGCAAGAGCCGCATAGAGATAGCCGCCAGTCTCGGCATCCCGTTTTCGATGGTGCCTAATATGCGAGTCGAGGACGGGATCAACGCCGCCAGGATGATATTGCCCCGCTGCTGGTTCGATCAGAGAAAAACGACACGGTTGCGCGAATGCCTGAGCCAATACCGAGAGAAGCACGACGAGAAGCGCGGAATATCGCTTGGCCCGTTGCACGACTGGACAAGTCACGCGGCTGACGCATTCCGCTACTTGTCACTGGTTGCTAATGAGCCAATGGCGCAGCAGCTACAGAAAATTAACTACACAACAAGATACGTGGCCTGACATGGCAAAAATGGACGAACTTGAATTACTCGGCATCCTCAATACAGAGGAACAGGACGCCCGCGACTACGTGCATGGCGATCTGGCCGAGAAACGTGCGTCCGCTTACCGCGAATATCTGCGTCTGCCGTATGGCAATGAGCAGGACGGCCGCAGTTCTGTCGTGTCGTCTGACGTGCTCGATACTATCGAAGGCATGCTGCCTGATCTGCTGGACGTGTTCGTGTCGTCTGACAAGGCTGTGCAGTTTGATCCGGTAAGCAAAGAGGACGAGGAGGCCGCAGCGCAGGCAACGGACGCCTGTAATTACGTTTTCATGGCGCTGTATTCCGCCGCAAAAGACGGCCTGCTGATGAAAACTGGCGGCCTGAAATGGTGGTGGGAGGAAAAGCGCACCCCGTCGTTCCAGACCTATCGCGGCGTGGATGAAATGCAGCTTGCGATGTGGCTGGCTGCAAATCCAAAGGCAGAAGTAGTCGAGAAAGACCAGCGCGAAGAGCCGCTTAAAGACGAGATGGGCAATGTCGTGTCTGTGCGTGTCGTCTATGACGTGAAGATCAAGACGGTAGAGACAAAAGGCAAGGTAAAAGTCAGCCCTGTTCCGCCTGATGAGCTGCTGATCAGCCGTCGCCATAACTCGATTCTGCGGGATGATTGCCCATATGTGGCGCACGTCACCCGCCGCACGCTCTCGGATGTGCGAGAAATGGGCTATGACGTTGACGCCGAGGATATGCGCTCTGCCGAGTCTGAGAACGAAGCAATGGACCGCGCCTTGCGCCGTCCTGTTGCTGATACAGCGGACGAGCTGCGCACTGACGGCCCGATGGCAGAAGGCTGGCTGAAAGAAGAGTACGTCCTGGTTGATTTCGACGGTGATGGTATCGCAGAGCGCCGGCAGATCATCCGGCTTGGTGACAAAATCCTGAGCAATCAGGAAGTGTCGCACGTGCCTATTGCTGCGTGGACGCCTTACATTCTGACGCATCGGTTTGACGGACTTAGCGTGGCTGAAATCGTCAGCGACATTCAGCGCATCAATACAGAAATCGTCCGCCAATCGCTCGATAATCTGTACTTCGCCAACAATCAGCGATTGCGTGTGCTGACTGACGCGCAAGGCAACCCGCAGGCCAATATTGACGACCTGCTGAATAGCCGCCCGGGCGGTATCGTGCGCGAGTTTGTGCAAGGTGCCGTCAACCCGCTGGAACAGCCGTGGATTGGCGCGCAAACGCTGCCGATGCTCGAGTATTTGTCCACGGTCAAAGAAAACCGCACCGGCTATACGCGCTATTCGCAGGGGATGGACAGCAACAGCCTGAACAAGACGGCCCGCGGTGTCTCGCTGATCATGAACGCCAGCCAGAAGCGCATGAAACTGATGGCGCGGATCATGGCTGAGGCGCTTGTCGCCCCTACTATGCGCGGCGTGTTCAAAACGCTGACAGACTATTGCATCGAGAAACTGTCGTTCCGCCTGCGTAATAACTACGTGCAATACGATCCGCAGGAGTGGCGCGACGGCTACGACATGACAATCAATGTCGGTCTTGGCACTGGCGACAAAGAGCAGCAACACGCGATGCTGATGCAGATTGCACAGACGCAGGCGCAGGCGGTGCAGGCTGGGGCGCTCGACAAGCTGGTGTCTATGCAGAACATCTACAACACCCAGGCGCGAATCATTGAGAACGCCGGGTTTAAGGATGCGGACGAGTTTTGGCTTGATCCTAGCAAGCAGCCGCCACAACAGCCGCAGCCGCCGCAGCCAGATCCGAACGAGGTTATGAAGCAGCAAACCGAGCTGCAGAAGGCGCAGATTGACCAGCAAACGCAACTGCAGAAAGCGCAGATCGAGGCCGAATCGAATATGGTTATCGAGCGCGAGCGCATGCAGTACCAGCACTCACACGATCAAACCATGTTAATGGCGCGAGCGGTGCGGCAGCATACGCCAGAGCCGATGCCCGTACAGCATCCAGAAGAAATGAACGAAGCCCCGGAAAACGGGGCTTTTTTTATGCCTGAACAAAACGAAATGGGTGAGCAATGACCGATCTGCATAAAGACCAGACGCGAGGCTGGAAAGCGCAGCAGCTGCTTGATAACGATCTGCTAGGCGAGGCGCTAGGCGCGATTGAGTCTGAGGTTGTTGCGCAGTGGGAGCAGTGTCCAGCCCGCGACAAGGAAGGCAAGGAAGCGCTCTGGCAGCTCTACAAGACCGCAAAGAAGTTCCGCTCACTGCTCAATGGCTACGTGCAAACAGGCAAGCTCGCCACTGAAACGCTGGCGCAGTACGAGCGCGAATCTGCGCTGAAACGACTCATAAAGAGGGTGGCATAAATGGTTGAAACGATCGGTTTCCCGGTAACGGCAAATCAATCCAGCGCGGGTGATTACCTGCCGATTGATTCCGACACGCTCGCCGGATGCACGGTAACAAATAGCAGCGCATACGCAGTGGAATACAGCACTGGCGGAGCATGGACAACTATTGCAGCAGGTGGAATCGCCACCATCAACACTGGTGCCATTGCAACGACATCGCTTCGTTTCCGCAAAAAAACCGGGGATGGCATACCTGTTGTGTTGTCTGTTGCTGTTACGCATCCAGGAACAACCCCCGCCCAGCTGGCGACGGATGCGGGGAGTAATACGATTTACCCGCGCCAGTTTCGTTTGGAAAACTACCTGCTGGCTGGTGAGGCGTGGCCTGGAGCCGGCACAAGTGACGCGCAACCGTTGATACAACGAGCCGTGGCCGCTGCAGCTGCATCATATGTAGCAACAGGTATTGCGGTGCAGATCGTTGTACCCGCTGGTACATATCGACTTGATTCTCAAATTACATGGGCAAGTGGCGTCGGTCTTGCCGGTGCAGGCAGGCTGGACACAGTGCTCAAGCCCAATGGCGCATTTTCTGCCATTCGCGGCCCGCTGCTGGCTGCGAACGCTTATTACACAAACTGTGTATTCAACGACTTCTCGATTGATGGGTCTTTGCAGCCCATTGAGACATTCGACTATGCGCGCAAAGGTATATACATCGGCAGGATGCGTGACTGTTCGTGGATAAATGTGTCTGTAGGTAATGCTCACGCAACCGGGTTCGGCGTTGATTTTCTGGAGCGCTGCAAATTTACCGATTGTTATGCGTACAACTGCGGGCGCGGTAATACGTCAGACAGATTCAGCAGTGGTGCCGGTTTCGGTTTTGCGCTCGGGCTGTCAGCCCAAGAGTCAATCGAGTTGATTGGTTGCCGTAGCAGCGGCAATCGCACGCATGGATTTTATCTGGAGTTTTCCCCGTCTAACGGGGCGACATACAATCCGACTGGCATTAAGCTGACAAACTGCGTTGCATCTGGCAACTGGATTGGTTTGTTTGACGCTGGCGCAAGAGGTTGTCAAGTAACCGGCGGTGAATACAGTGCAAATTTGCTGGCGGGTGTTTTGGTTGGCCAAAACGGAGCGTCAACGCAAGCGGGCGTGTTGGGCCAAATATCAGGATCACTAATAGCGTGGAACGGTCAAGCCGATTACACCTATGCCGACTACCACGGCAACGCCACTAAATACACATCCGGCGGTGTGGTATTTATTGAGTCTGCGCTTGCAACTGAGTATGCAATACGCGGATGCAGCATTATCAACAATATTGGCGCGGGTGTTGCGTCTGTGTGTGCTGCTGCGCTCGAAATTGACGGCAACACCATTGCAGACAATCAAGGCGGCGGTGTGAGTGTTAAAACGTACAACCTCGTCAAACGCTTGCGCGTGGTACGCAATCGCATTGCCCGTAATGGCAAAGGGGCATTAACAACAGTTGACGGTGTAATGATTGATGCGCCAACACAAAATCTGTTGATTAACAATAATCTGATTTACGACGATCAGGGTACAAAAACACAAACCAAGGCTATTGCATTGCGTGGGCTGCATACGTCAACTGGGGTGGTGATAACAGATAATGATTGTCGTGATGCTGGCGGTAGCGGCGCAATTCGCGTTGAACAAACTTGTCCGGGAATTGTAAATACCAATTACACAGACGGCACCAGCGCGGTGGCTACGACCATTACAAATTTGTTCACCAATCCTCAATTTGAGGTTGCTACAGCCGGCACTGCTACGAGTAATTGCGCCAGCAGCAGACCTTCTGGTATGACGCCGCACACTGGAACTTACGTTTTGCGTGCGACATGCACGAACACATCGTTGGCACAATTGACGCTGGCTGCGATGGCTGTAACGGGGGGTAATGTAATCACGTTTTCAGCGTACATCCGATGCAATGCAGGGCGCACTGTGCGATTGGCAATTAAGGACGCCACTAACAGTGACTACTGGACAGGGTTGCCGGTTGTTGCAGACGGGAATTGGCAACGCCACTCATTCACATTCGCAGTTCCCGCCGGGGTCACATCTATTCGTCCGGCATTCTGGCGCGACTCTGGCAACGGTGCAGCAAATGGCGATTTGATGGATATCGACTCAACGATGTGGACTGTTGGCCGTGATAGTTTTGATTATTTTGACGGGGCGACCAGCGGCGGAGCGTGGACAGGTACGGCGCACGCATCAACATCAACCAAGTCAATTGCGGTTTAGCGCAACCCCACGCGGGCTTTATTCGTGTATAACACTGTTAGTTAACTATTGACAATAACCATTTCAATTATATCATAAAGAAGTAATCCGACAATTCCCAATTAGTGATTATAAATAAT